GGAGGACTTAGAGCGAATTTTATCCCGTATGCGCGGATCAACAAACGAAGCGCAACGATAGGATATAACGCCGGAACAAGGATTCCCGGCAGCAGTAAAAGGGTGGTGACAGGTCAATATGTGCGAGTCGAATCCATCAGTAAGAAAACAAAACTCGATAGAGTTGTTGACCAAACAGTCGGACACGTCTTCCCTAAAGGAACCAGACGCGGAAAAGCTCTTTCTTCTTTCCGATCTCATGTCGAAGTTAGCACTGTCGCCAAAACAAGAGTTCCTTATAAGGGAGCGCAATTCCGTCTTGGGACATCGCGCGGTGTTGGGCCTACTGTTATCGTTCGCAGAGGAAAGCACAAGGTTCCTGTTCAAAAAAGCGTGGTCGGCATTAGAAAATATGATAGAAGAATGTCCGCTATCGCCGGTCAAAAAACTGCGGTAAGCAAACCCCGTCGTCAACGACGTAAGGCAGCCAGAAAGAAATCTTGATGGCTAGACGTTACGGAAATTTTACGCCTCAACGTAGAGCCGCACTGAGAAAGGCCCAATTGGCCAGTGCGGCAAAACGCCGGGGACGTAGAAGAGTCGTTAGACAACTTTCACCACGAACAAAGAAAGTTTTAAAATACGCAGCAGTAGGAGCGGCAGCTTATGGAACATATCGGGCAATAAGCGTTCCAGTCTATCACAATACGAGTCCAAAATCCGCTAATGGTATTATGGCTACTGGTTTTAAAGGGGCAAAAAGAGGAACTACTGGACAGGCTGCATATTTTTCTATTGGGCGTAACAGGACAAAAGAATTTGGAACAGCAACAGTAAAAGGAAGAATATCTCGTAGACAATTACATAAAGTCGCCCATATTGATCCAGAATATCAACATAAAGGTTATAGATATATCCACGCACAAGACCTTCATGTTGTACGTGGGTTACATGTGAGCAGAAAAAGAGAGGCTAGTATTTATGCTGGAAAGAAAGTCCGAAATGGACATCGAATAGTAAGTAGAAAAATTAAGCAACCAACAGCAAGAAGAAGATTGAGAAAAGCTGGAATTTATTAATGCCTTATCCATTCCAAGACACTGACTTAGAAAATCCTGCTCATCCTTCCAACTGTAATCAGTTGATCAGAACGGAGCGGGGAGCGGAACGAATCTGGCATCCAGACACGCCGCTTTTCGAACAGGTTCAACAAGAACTTGTGAATAAGTGTCTTGCAAGCCGGGAAGAAAAGTGTGGCCTGATCGCGGTAGAAGAGCAGGACATTTACTATATCGACAATATTCATCACGAGCCGAACCATAACTTTCTGATGTCTCAATCGGAATTCAAAATGGTTGTGGCCGAAATCTATGGACAACAGGAAGACAAGGTTCTCGGAATCTTTCACACGCATCCCAACAACGTGCCGTGGCCGACGCCGCGCGATCTGGCGGGGTGGCCGAATCCCGCTTTGGGATGGCGTTATTGGATCGCCACCGGGCATGAAGTGATAGAGTGGCAACTGATATGACCGCTCCCACTCCCGCCCAAGCCGCCGCGATTGAGCCGCCGTCAACGTTGTATCGGCGTTGGCTGGGAGCATTTCTTGCGAAGCAAGTCAAAAACGAAGCGTTGATCAGAGACGTTTTAAACGCAGCGTCAAACGATGCCGAACAAGAAATCCTAAAACTGTCACAAAAGACAACGTGGTCTTCCGGCGTTCGAACGGCTCAAATCAGATTAGCTCAAAACGAAACCAAAACGATTCTTAGATCAACGTTCAGAAGATTGATTCCGATTATCGGGAGTGGTCAGCGTGAAGAGGCGATAGCAGCCGTTGACGCTTTGAACCAAACTGATATGCAATACCTACAAGAAGCTTTGACCACAGTCGATTTAGATTCTTTCATCACGAGCCAAAGACAAAGTGCGGCTTTAGGGGTCGCGCACGCAATCTCTCGCGTCACGCAATCCCAGCAACCGTTATCGGCACGAGTTTACCGTTCCCAAGCTTTAGCTAGTGGATGGGTAAATCAGGTTATTAACAGTTCGATTTTGCGAGGCGACAGTGCTCAAGATATCGCGAAACAAGTTAAATCGTCAATTCGACCAGACACCCCTGGTGGTGTATCCTACGCCGCGCTTCGTTTGGGACGAACGGAACTCAATAATGCTTTCCACGCCACGGCCATCACGATGGCACAAGATCGCCCGTGGGTCACAGGAATGCGTTGGTACACTTCGCAAACTCATATCGATGATCCGAAAGAAATCTGCACGCAATTAAACGGGCAGATTTTCGATGTAGATAACGTTCCGCCGAAGCCTCACCCTCAATGTCGTTGCTTTGTCGCACCACACATTGAGAGTCCAGACGTATTTTTAGCGCATCTGACAGCAGGACAGTACAGGGATTGGATCGATCAAAATGCAAACAAAGCCGCCTGATTTCATTGACATATATCAAACGATCACGAATCGGACAAAGGAAGTGATAGAAAAGATGAGACAACAGAATCCTTCTCAAATGACAGCGTTCACTCAGGCGTTGAATGCGTGGCCGATTTTCGGTGGGACAACCACTACCGATACTGCCCCAGTGACCGCCGAAGGGCAGGCCGCGCAGCAGGCGATAACGCAATCGCAGCAGGAACAGCAACCACCGGAGACAGAGCAGAAACCCGACCCTGTTGCCCAATTGCAAGCGGACCCAAACGCTTTGGGACAACTTCTCAAGCAAGTTGAGAAGCTGCAAGGTGACCTGAGCAAAGTCACCACCGAGCGCGACGGCTACGCTCAGAAGCAACAGGAAGAGCAGCGCAAAACCCAAACCAGAGAAGAACAATTACAAACCGATCTGAATACGGCTAATGAAACGATTCAGAAGATGGATCGGGTTATTCGCAACACGGCGCTCATCAACGCATTCCTTTCACAGAGCGATTTCCAATGGAATTCTATTCGTCAAGCTTTAACAGAACTGAATGAGGACGAGATCGAAATCGATGTGAATCTTGACGGTGGCGAAGCAACCGTAACCGGAATGGAGAACGCCGTCAAGCGAATCGCGCAGTCGAGTCCCTGGCTTCTGAAAGCCGGTGCGACACAAGACAAGAAGCCACCGCTCGCACCGCAGCGTGGCTCAGGCAAGCCACCGGCACCACCGGCAGGCAACGAGTCCAAGCAGTCCAAGCGCGCCGACCTGATGAAGAAATTCCCGGTCATCGCGCATGGCAGAAAGATGTAGACACGCCGATGCAAATCAACCGTGTTGGAGACTCTTCCCAGGTCATCAGTGATAAGATCAGTCGCGAACCTAACAGGTAAGGATTCAAAATGACTCTTCCCTCAGTGCCTCCGGTAATTGGCGCACTCACCGTCAAGCCGCGTTGGGACAAGTACGACCCCTATGTCGGCAACTTCCGCGCACCGCTGGCGGTCGATGCCACCTTGGATCAGGCCAACCTGATTATCGGTGTGGGCATCAACTCATCCGGTGCCTGTGTACTCGGAGCCGGTCAAACCGGCATTGTCGGCGTGATCGTCATGCCGGTCGGCGTTGACGTTCACGGTTATCTTTTGGAACCGCCGATAGCTGGAAATATTGTCGATGTCGGCAAGCGTGGTGAAATCACGAACTTCAACGGAACAGATTACGGCGTAGCCGGGGCAGGTCTTTTCTCTGCAACTGTCGCCGCCCCAACTGCCGGAACCAAGTATTACATCAAACCGGATGGTTCGCTTACTACAACCGCTGGCACCAACGTCTATCTTGGTCACACGGTTGAAGCAAGTCGTCTGATTGTGTGCTTGTAATTCGAAAACGAATCGAAAGGGAATGCCAATGTTGGCACAAGAAAACGGATTGCTGACGATTGATGGCATTCCTGTTGGGCCGATCTTCGGTGGTACGCAACCACTTCGCCAAGAGGGAATGCTTACTCAAGGCGATCTGGTAACCGTAACCGCTGACGGTGTAGACCTCAATGCATTGTGGGACCAGTTCGCCGAATCTATCGCTATCTATAACGAAGTGATGGATAACCTGATCGGCATTCTGACTTATCCAGTCGATGTGCCGGTTGAGCCTGTGGTTCAAATCGGTGAATTGACTTTCGAAGAGGCGTCAGAACTCGGTGTGCCACGCGGTGCCGGGTTGCCAATCGAAATGTTCCAAATGGGTTACGATCTGCGTCACTACGACAAGCGAAACGCCTACACATGGATGTTCCTTGCCGATGCTGATGCACGTCAGGTCGAAGCAATTCACAACGCAGTCATTTGGGCTGACAAGCGTTTGCTTTTCCGCAAGATTATGGAAGCATTGTTCGACAACAGAACCCGCAAGGCGAACATTCGAAATCAGGCGTACAACGTCTATCCGCTCTACAATGCGGACGGTGTTGCCCCGCCACGGTTCAAGACGAACACCTTCACCACTTCTCACAATCACTACGTCATTTCTGGCAACGCCACGATTGACAGTTCCGATGTGGAAGACCTACTGGAACTGATTTCGGAACACGGTTATGCTCCGCAGTACGGAACATCATTCGTACTTTTGGCGAACAAAGCCGAAACCGATGTGATTCGTACCTTCCGCAGAGGCGTCGTCAACAACAACAGTATGACCGCAGGTTACGACTTTATTCCAAGTCCAAGTCAACCTCCGATGATTCTGCCGAACGCGGAAGGTTTGCTTGGAAATCAGCCCGCGGAGATTCTATCCGGTTTGCCTGTGATTGGATCGTATGGCTTCTGGAACATTATCGAAGACGATTACATTCCAGCCGGTTATCTGCTGGGAATCGGTTACGGTGGTTTGTTCAACCTGACGAATCCGGTCGGAATGCGCCAGCATTCAAACCCGGCAATGCAGGGTTTGCGTGTGATCGCAGGAAACAACCAGCGTTATCCGCTGGTGGACGGTTTCTACGCTCGCTCATTTGGAACCGGAGTCCGCCAGCGTGGCGGGGCTGCCATCATGCAAATCGCGGCGACAGGTTCTTACGTTATTCCGTCGGCATATCAGCGTGGTGGCGGTTTCCTCGCAGGTTAATTGAAAAAGGTCTAGGATTCCCGGCTGGTGATCCCAGCCGGGTTTCCGATAAGAAAGGATCGGAAATGGGCCGATTTGTTGATTTGAATAGTCCGTTATCTGAAGAGGATAAAGAATATCTTCGGAATCGTGGACGTGGTTATCTGATTCCCGCCAACGAACGTCGATTCGGAGTCGATGGCACAGAAACCCCCGCAGAACACGAGTCTTCCGGCAGCGCAGCACAATCCCCGTTCTACAATACAGAACAGAGAGCGGCAGCCGTCTACGACACTGGTGGCGCTCCGTTGCCGGGAGCAACGTTGGATTACGA